ATCACTGCAGCGCGGGTCTCACCCCGCGCTGCAGCATTAGTTAGTCTTTATTGGTACGCCAGTTTATATCAACGTACGCACTCCAGTCAGACACACCGCATGATCCTTCAATTACGCGGTCCAGTTCATCGAGGTGCTTATCGATCTCAGTGACATCGTACCCTTTGTGCCCTCTGTACCCACGATCACTCAGTTTGTACGGGTTCTTAATCTTTTTGGTTATCCCGCATTTCAGTGTTATTTTCATTGTACCACCTCGCATACATATCCAAGATTACAGTAAATATCGATCTTACTAATAACACCACGATCGACAGCTTCCCAAACAGCACCATTGAACTTATACAATATAACCATAGTAACCTCCAGTATTGTGAGTGACTCACAACCCAATGCCGTGAGTCACTCGTGTTGTTTACAGGTTAGCGATGAACTTCAATTTCTTGCTGTCCGTGCAGATCTCGTAACACTTGTCATGCAGTTTCCCTTGCCGCAGGTAAGTCATGAGCGATGACACGTTGCGTTCGTTAACGTTCATCTCAGTTGCAATCTTGTGCACACTGATATGCTGCGGGTGGAACTTCTTGAACACGTCAAGACATTCTTGCATCTTGCCACCCTTCGCCACCTCAACAACCTGCACAGCTGGTTTACGCTCTCTCACATACACCAGCGTTTCTTCAAGCTCGCTGATATACTCTTCTAAATCGGCGATTACTGCGTTGTTCTTCTTTACAGATTGTGTTGTCATAATCGTTCTCCTTATTCATGTGCATGTTATATCAAGAAGTCTGATATATTATATTATTATAATATATTCTTCTTGATGAAGTTGAAATAATTTTAAAATAATTTTAAAAATTTGTAAATAAAAAAATAAAATATAATAAAATTAATTATATATAATTATATAAAAAATTTTAAAATTAAAGGGGGTGCCTATTTAAAATAAAAAATATTTTCGTATATTTTCACCGTTTTCCACAAAATATTTTCCTCTCAGGCTCAATTTACACTGTATGAACAGACATGCAGTATCGCCATATAACTACAAATACACAACTCAAATTTACACTGTGCGAATTACGCCAATTCAGGCTAAACGAAGCGCTCGAAAAGCCCAAATTCAAGTCGTAGTCGCCTTATAAGGACCGTAGTCAGCACCGAAACTTTTTCTAATATATTAGTATTCTTAAAAACTGGGCCCTTCCAAAACTCGTATGTGCGTACAGTGTAAACCCCGCTCAGCCCTACCACCCTCCGTTCAACTTGTGTATACTATTTCTTAAATCCTTAAAATAAATGTTTACAAAAGCCATAAAACTCAGTATGATCAGAGCATAGGCCCAGATAAGGTACCGAAATCAAGGAGCGTCATCCCATGGCAAATTTAGAACTAATGCGGTTGCAATACGAGATATTTAATGTACCCTTGGCTGATCTCGCCGAAACCGCACAGGTCCCTATTGCTTTGCTTAAGGAAGAAGCAGATCGTTCCCATTGGAAACAACTCTGGCCAGACTCTGATGACATCGTTTTAGAGTTCGAGGAGGGCGAGGACCGATTTTCTATATCCTCAGATGCCTACATCGAGAAAGCCAAGAAACGACTCACTGCGTTCTCTCTGGCTAGGGAAACAGCTCTCAGCATGAGGTACTTAGAACTTGAGGCGTCAATCATCGACAAAGCTCAAGAGGCGCTCGACAATATACCAGTAGGCCAAGCGTCGGCATCCGTCGCCAAAGTTCTCGCGTCTCTGTACCGCGATATGTCTAAGAACCTTATCAGCGCGGGTGCTAACAACAACTCAACAATAGACATAGACGGAGGCGGGATCCCGACTTTAATTGTCAGGGATCTCTCTGGCCAGAAGAGCGGCGGTCACTCAAATGCGTAAGCCTCCTACGCATATAGACCGCCTGGTACGCGGCGGCACCCTGCGCTGTGGCCGCGCAAGGTGTACGTCGTGCAACTACAAGTTATAACAGACCACGGCCGCGACAGAGTCCTCGATGAGTACTTTAACTCCAGGGCGCGGGTCTCGATCATCGTGGGGCCACTCGGGAGCGGCAAGACCTTCGCGTCGTGTGAGAAGCTGCTCGACCTCATGTGTAGTCAGCGTCCTGACGCACAGCGGGTACGCAACACACGTGTGTACGCAATAAGAAACACATATCCAGATCTACTTGGGACCACCGTTAAAGATTGGATGGAACTTTTCGGAGATCTTGGTAAATGGAAGGGAGGTGGTATTGAGCCTCCAAGTCATAAGTTGATGTTTCGACTACCAGACAAAACGTATGTGAAGTCAGAGTTAGTGTTCTTGGCGTTAGATAGACCGCAAGCGGTCAAAAAACTACGAGGAGTCCAAGCAACAATTTTCTGGCTGAACGAGCTTAAAGAATTACCCAAGTCGATTCTGGATATGTGTGACTTAAGACATGGCCGCTTTCCCAGCGTTATGCAGGGCGGGCCGACATTTCATGGTATCATCGGCGATACCAACCAAGTGGACGACGATCACTACCTCTACCGGCTTATGGAAGAGGATAAGCCAGAAGGATGGGCGTTCTTTAAGCAGCCCGGCGCGGTATTTAGAGGGCCTTCTGGTAAATGGGAAGTAAACGAGGACGCAGAGAACTTGGAGAACTTACCGCAAGATTATTATAAGGCTGGACTTGAGGGTAAAGATGACGACTGGATCAGCGTCAACTTCGCCAACGAGTACGGGTCTGTGGCGGACGGCAAGCCTGTGTACCGAGAACAATGGAACGATCATATCCATGTCAATCCCAATATTATTTATACTCCTGATGAACCCATTGCTGTGGGGCTTGATTTTGGCCTTACTCCTGCGGCGGTCTTTGGACAGATGACGGCGCGAGGTAAAATAAATATCCTCGCTGAGCTTACAAGCGAAGGCATGGGCATTAACCAGTTCTATACCTTCGTTGTCAAGCCCTTCGTTAAACTAAATTTTACGCCAGGATCGCGTATTACCTGGATTGGTGATCCCTCTGGTAATAAGCGCGCTGATACTGACGAGCAAACAGTGTTCAAAGAGCTGCAAGAGCTTGGTATTGACGTCGAGCCTGCCAATACTAACAACCCAGTTATGCGAGTTGAAGCTGTCCGGTATTACCTGGAACTGATGGCGCAAGGTGAACCAGCGTTTCAGCTTCATCCGAACTGCAAGATGCTACGTAAGGGCTTTAACGGTGGATATAAATACCGGCGTATTCAAGTAGTGGGAGACGAGCGGTTTACGAGTGTCCCAGACAAAAATAAGTTTTCGCATCCGCACGACGCGTTACAGTACCTTATGCTGTACTTTAAGGGCGACAGCGCGTCGTCTAAACCCTTTGGACGAAAGAAAGATACATCACGATGGGCAACAGCCTAGTAAATAAGCCTAAGATAGATACTTTCCTATCCTGGGCATACGACGCGATAACGCAGCATGCACCCTGGCATAGAGACAGTTGGGAAGATGCTGAGTTTCGCGATGGCTTACACTGGAAGCCGGGTGATGCACAAAAGCTGATCGACAAGGGTATCAACCCTCTAACAGTCAACAGGGTTTTCCCGATCCTTAATTACATAAGCGGGAGTTATATTCGCGGGCAGAAAGATATTATTGCCAAAGGCCGAACCAAAGCAGACTCTGAGATCGCGCAAGTCGCGTCTGAGAGCATTGCCTTGGTCGTGGACCAAAATGGTGGTACTTCTGTGCAAAGGGAGGCATTCGACAGTGCGATTCTTGCAGGCCTTGGCTGGGTTTATACAGGATTCAATCCGGACCCTCGGAAAGAGAACATACTGCTACGAAATTTTCCGTGGTACTCGGTGTGGTGGGATCCCTATGCATCTCCATGGCTTAACCCTGACACGTGCAGATATGCCTTTACGGCTGAGTGGAAAGACATTGAAGACATCAAGATGCTTTTTCCCAAAAAGGCTAAAGATATTGACGAAGCCTGTAAAGAGCTAGCTGGCGCGCCTCAATCAGGAATCATTCCGTCGTCTACACTGGACGACATAGGTGCCAATATCGAGAACTACCGGCGGTTCTTATCAGCCGGACAGTGGGTTAATACTGAGCGACGTCGTGTGCGGCCAGTTGAGATGTGGTACACGATCGTACAGCCCGCCTGGTTTGCCATTATGCCCGACCAGCAAGCCTTTGACCTGGACTTGTACCCAGTCGAAGAGCAGTATAAGATCGTGCAAGCATCTACAGAACTACGGCAAGCATATGTCAAAAAGATGCGCGTTGTAACCTTCCTGGGTAACTTGGTTCTTCAAGACGAGCCGACGCCATTCCCGCATTCGGAGTACCCGTTCACACCTTTCATCGGGTACCTTGACCGGCTGAACAGGCCTTTCGGCGTAGTACGGCAGATTAAAGAGCAGAACATGGAAGTGAACAAACGACGATCCATGGCTTTAGCTCTTGTCAGCAGCCGGCGTACAACTATTGAAGAAGACTCCACCGAGGACATGAACACAGCGCAAGCTGAAGCTAACCGTATGGACGGCTTCATCGTGATGAAGAAAAATAAGCTAGGCGCTATAAATATTCAAGAGATGTCTGCTCTGGCCGAGCCACAGATCGACATGATGCGGCAGTCTGAGCTCGAGATGAAAGAAATCGTGGGCGCAAACGATGAGTCATTAAATTACAATACGCCAGCGCAATCCGGAGTCTCTCTGGAAAAGAAAAAGCAACTCGGCTCCGTCATGA